CTGAAAGCCTCCTTTTTTTGAAGAGCTTCTTTGGCCTCCTTGTCGGTCTTGGATTTCTCCTCGGTGACGTCCGGGGGCCTGTTCATCTTGGTTTCGAGATCCGCCATCTTCTTTTCCATGGCGTCCATGTCGGCGTGCATTTTTTCCAATGCTTCGCTCGTGGTTTTTCCGTCCTTGGAGTTCTTCGCCATTTCCGCTTTCATCTGTCCCCAGAGAGTGTTCATCTCTGCAATAAGTTTTTTGAATTCTTCCATTGTCTTTCTCCTTTTAATTTTTGGTAAGAAGTGGGACTGGCCCGAGTTCTTACTCTTATTTGAGACTGCTTTTGATGCTTTCCACCAAGTCAGTCAACTGTTTAACTCCGTCGGCGAGTTCATCCGATTCGGGAGTGCCGGACTTGGCGAGTTCCGATATCTTGGAATGAAGTGCCTGTAAATCGGTTTGCATCTTCTCTTTGAATTCCGTCATAGATTTGTCGAGATCGTGCATCGCAGAGAATTTTTCCTCAAGGCTTTTTATCCTGACGAGAAGTTTGTCCAGGTCTTCCTGCGATTTTACGTCGGTGATGACTGCGAGTTCGTTCATGGCGAACACAACAGGGGAAACCTCGTAGAGTTTTAGTTCGATCAGGAATCGCACGATCTCCCCGTCAATCGTTCCGGATTCGCTTCGGATCACGTCGTACATGAAACTCATGGAATCCACCACGCCCTTTTTCATCACGGCATAAACGTCCCGAGCCTGTTGCAAAACATCAATGAAAAGAGTCCCTTTCACAAAAAGGCCGTGCTCATCTTCCGCGACGATAGCCTCGCCAATTGGCGGGCTGGAATAGTCGTGACTCCAAAGGATAGGGAAATGTCCTTGTTTCGCGTTGATCGAACGCTGGAAGGCACCCTTTTTGACAATGTCGTCCCCGGCGTCCCGGTTCCCAAAAACGGAAGCATACCCTTCAAAGGTCCCGGTTTTGTCATTGAGGTCTTTGATCTGAAATTTGACTGCCTTGAATTGTTTCTTCATACGTCCTCCGTTATTCGACGACGATATATCCCTCTGCGCATCGGCAATTGATCGTGTTGCCCGCACTGGCCCCGAGGGCCGAGTCCCCCGGAAACATCATTCGTTCACCGCTCACGTCATAGGGCTGTTCCATCTCCTGATCCACCCCGTCCATGTGGACATGGTCAAACTCGTCTTTGGGATCGCTCCCGCGCGTGCGCCCGTCCAGGGTTGAGATCCATTGCTTTTTGAGTTTCAGTCCGGACTGCTTGGCAACTTCCTGCCCAGCGAAATTCGTGGTGGATATTGTTTCGGTCTGCGCGATCATCTCAGCCCGATTCGGGATCATGCTGATCTCATAGACCGTGTTTAGACGGTCGGCAATCTGTTCGATGCTGTCGCCCTCTTCAATCCCGTCCTCAATGTGCCTTTTCAAAATCCTTTTGGTTCCTTCGCTGATGTTCTTTACCCTCGTGACAGCCTGATCCCGGATCCGCCGGCGGACCGCGTCGCTCTGCATGTCAAACTTGGGAGGATCGCCTTTCGCGGACTTCTTCAGAGACAAGACATGCTCCATCTCCTGTTTCCCAATCGTGTTTATGACTCGCGTATAAAATTCAGCGAGAATCTTGGCCCATTCCCCGGAGAACTCGTCGTCCACAAGCGCGTTGACCTTTTGGACGGCCATTGCCGGGGTCGTGTCCTTAACGGCGGGGATGATCCTTTTCTGTTCCGACTCAAACTGGCCTCGAACCACACCCGCGAAATATTTGTCGAACCGACTTCGATATGCCTCTACCATCTGATACCGGCGCCGGTTCCGAGCCTTGACCTCTGGCGTCAACGGCAGCCCCTTGGATTTGCCGACTGTTGTGTCCGGAACAGTTGCTCGATAGTTTATGGGTGTCGTATACAGTTCCTCTTCCTGCCCCTTTTTCAGGGGCGCATACCCGAGCTCTGCCCTGGCCTCTGACAAGAGGATGATCCCGCCCGAATATTTGCGGGTGACCCTGTCCTCTTTTTTGTAAACGTCCTCCTGCAATGCCCCGATGCTGTCAACATCGAAATCCAGATATGCGCCGAAGATGTCCGCAAGTCCGAAGTTCAGCCAGTCCCGGACGTATTTCGTGAACGGGATGATCGTTTCCTCGTACAGACTTTTTCGCGCTTCAGCATAATTCGAGAATGTCCGGTTCGCGGAAATGCCAAGAATTTCCGGCGGGAAGTGAAGCACCTGCATGATCTCAAGCGCGGATTTGTCCGAGAGGTTTCCCCAGTCCATGTCTTTCGGAGCGAACGAGCCCTGTTTAACTGTCAGGCCGTTGGTGAGAATCATGGTCTCCCCGGCGTTGTCTTCCCCGGCAAATCTTGATTTCAGTTTTTCTTTCAGCACTTCCAGCCTTTCGGATATCCCGCCTTCCGCTTCCAGCCACGTCCCGAGTTTGATGGAATTTCTCAACAGGGAGTAATTCCATTTGCGACCAGAATTGCTCACGTCCACCGATTGCGCCGCGGCCTGCAACGGCGAAAAGCCGTCCCAGTCGTTCAGTGGATGGTAGAAAGATATTCGGAGGATCTGGTCTGGCTGATAAATGATTTCTTTCCCGACGGATGGACGGTAATAGTATCGGCCATTTTGGAGCGTAACAAGGTCGGGCCGCAATATGTTCAGTTCCCGCGGTCGCCCGGCGCCTTTCCCGATTGTCGGCGCGTTCTTGAAAATGAAAGCGTCCCCTTCCAGGAACATGTGCAAGGTGATTTTTTTCGAGAACAGACTTCGCGGCCCGGATGGGTCTGGCTTGCGAATCAAGTCCAGCAGTTCGTGATTGTCAAACTTTTTCCGTTTGGTATTGTATTCGTCGTCGTCGTAAACATTCCACTTGAGGCCGGCCACGCAATTCTGAATATAATCCATGCACGCGAACAACACGGGATTCTTTGCGTAACCTTCTTTGACGAAGTTCGCGTAATTCTGGGCCGAGAAAAAAGGAGTCCCCAGGACCGTTGAAGTCACGGTCGATGAGGAAAATAAATCCTTGAATCTCTGAATCAAACTTTTAGCCACAGGGTCTCCATGCTCGGAAAAAAGCGTCCCGAGTCCAGAGAATGGGCATCGAAAGCTGTTTGAGCTTATTCAATGTCCACCTCTGGCCCCGAGATAGAAGGAGTCAACTCGCTTTGGTTTATTTCAACTTTCTTTTTCCGTCGAGGGTCACCCAGACCGTCGTCCCCAAACCGAGGGTGCAGGATACGGTTGGAGCAGTCGCGGTTGGGACCGTCCACTGGTCGTCCAATTGAAAGCCATCGTCTGCGGGTATGGCCGGATCCCAGGAAGTGACAATCGTCGCCGTTCCACCTTTGACCTGGACATGCAATCCTGTGGCAACAGCATTTAGCGAGATGTTGCCTGTCCCCCAATTGTTTTTTGGATAAGCGACAAACGAGGTGGAAACGTGAATCCAGAACTCATCTTGATTATCGGAATTCACTGTGGGGATGGGGGTGGCAGTGGTCACGCGCACGTTCAGCGCGGTTTTGTTTGATCCACTTTCCACAACACTTGAAGATATTTTCGCGGCCACTGTGTTGCTGTTCGAGTCCAGCACGGGAATCACAGTAGCAGTCGCAACTCGGACATTTAGATTTGAAACATTCGATCCACCTGAAACAATGTTGGTGGAGAACTTCTGCCAGAAGTCGTCGTATGTGGAGTAGTTTGTTCCATCATTGGAAGTCACAGTTCCCGTCGTCACAGTGACGGAATTTGTGACCGTAACTGGAATGGCAGTCGCTGTCGTCACTCTGACATTGACCGCGGTTCTGTTCTGGGCGGCCTTTGTCGTGTCCGTTGAAACGCGGCCCCACAAATCGTCAACCACGTTGTACACCGTCCCCGTAGAATCCAGCACCTGCCCCGCATTTGGGTTGACGTAGTTCGTCTGCGAATTGATGCGGGCATTGTATTCGCCGACGGTTCCCGACGCTCCGGCGAACTGTGCGCACCCGAACCACAGGTAGCATGACAACAGCAACGCCACCAGAACACTCACCGACGCCAGTCCTCTGAACATCTTGGTCATGTATTTCATTGACTCCTCCTCGCTTTCGCTTTAGATAAAAAGGACGTCAGCCTCAGATTCCAGCGCCTTCATCTCCGGGATGCTGGCGTAGTTATCCGCGTGGGCCAGGTGATCCGCACCTTTGCTTTCGATGGAGACCACCGGGCTCCCGTGCTTGTCCTTTTCCATTTTTTCAAACAGATTCGTGTAATGTTCAATCAGGTCTTCCTGGACCGATTTCTCTTTTCCGTTCTCGTCTTCAAATTTGTCGGTGTTCCTCTGCACCTGAACTTTTCCCTCGACGAATGACTGCATCCTGGACTGCAAGGATCGGGTCCGGTCAATGTTCACTTTCGGTTCGTTCTTGTGATACCGCGGGTACAGGTCAGCGCCGTTGCCGGTATAGATCACCATCCACGTCGTTCCCTTCGGTCTCTGGTCAATGACGTTCCGGTTCTTCGTGTCGCCATATCCAAAATCCATAAAAAGATTTTGAACTTTGAACTTGTCGGCCATCTCAAGGACTTGAGCCGAGTGCGTCCGTGTGTCGCCCATGAAACGCCCGTAATGAACGATCCGCCCGAGTTTACGGATCACAAACCATGAGACATTCCCCCAGTCAACGCCCATAGTGGTCGGCCCATCCATCGGGACTGCGTCCACAACGCAAGCGAGAATATCCCCACGCGAAACGTTCTGCGTGCCCGCGGCGTATGTGTCGCCCAAAACCAAATTGAAAAAGTCTCTCTTGAACGTGACTTTACTTCGTTTCGTCAGGATTGTCCGGGGCGTGATCCAGGGGCACATCAACTGAGAGGTTCGGAATCCGGCGATCTCACTTTTCGCTTGGGCAATCCATCTCCCATTTCGGTTGTCAATGGGTTCCTTGCACTTCTCGCACCGGTAGGCGTCACTGTCTTCGTGGATGTGTTCAAGGGTGAGGATCTGTTCATGTCCGCATTTCCCGCACATCACAAACCATTCCCGTCGGTCGGACTCTTTCCATTTGGCGTCAATGCCCGTGTCGGGATAAGTCGGTGTCGAAATGTAAAGGCGGTAGCCCATACTGCTGGCCGACAATCTCTCGTGATACGTCTCAACTACGTCAGGTTTGCATTTGTCCATCTCGTCGTAAACATTCATATCCGACGGAATTGACAACGCCTCCCGCTCGCTCCATGCGCCCCGAAAATAAATGAATGAATTCCCGATACGCTTGATCGAAACGTTGTCCACTTCCATATCTGCGGCGATTCTTGACTTTTCCGTTATCGGATTGAACCTGGCCTGCGAGAACTCGCGCACGTCTCCGTCGGTAGGCAAAATATAAATGGCGGTCATGGGCCGATGAGAGGTCAGCCAGATGCACCGGTTCACCGCAAACCCGCTCATGCCAACCTGAGCGGCTTTCTTGTGGACGATCTCTTTCGAGACGCAATCGTAAATTTCTTTGAGGTACGGCCGTCCATCAAAGTCGAGAGGCTGCCCCTTTTCCGTCGTGAGATTATTTTTCGCGTACCACTGAAAATCCACGGCATCTCTCGACGGAATCATTGACAACGGAATCCCGAGATCGCGGACTGGATTACTTTTTATCGCTGCTTCTGTAAGCATCTCTGACAATCTCCAACAGACTTTTGTTCGTGCCTTCGATTTGCGTGTCCAGCACTTTGTTCACGTCGGCGGTGGATTCGGTTTTTATGTCTGCGACGATCTGATGTTTCATTTTTTCGGCGGGATAAAGATTCCCGAGCTTGTCGAGGTCTTTTCGGATTTCGTGGCACAAACCTAATTCCTTGTTTTCATACGCCCGAAAATAAAGGTCAAGTCGTTGAGCTAATGACTTTGCAAGTTCTTCAGTTTTGTTCCCTTCGGTAATGCGATTAATCCACGCGGTGGCGGAGTGGATATATCTATCCGTCTGCCACTCTCCGATACCCCACTTTTCGTTGGCAAATCGGATAATCTTTTGCCTGTCTGCCCCTCGAATCAAAAAGGTGTAAACCGTAAACGTCCGACGGTTAGATTCGCCCTTCGTACATTTATATGCTCTAGGCGGCTTTGGATTTGATTTCGCTTTGTTCATTGATTTGCACTGCCTTTTTTCCTGAAAACTGTTCCCATCGTTCTACGATCACCTGACAATAAACAGGATCGAGTTCCATCATCCGGCACTTACGATTTGTCTTTTCACAAGCGATCAAGGTGGATCCGCTGCCTCCGAATAAATCGAGACAGATTTCTCCGCGCTGACTCGAATTGAGTAGGGCATTTTCAATCAGGGCAACGGGTTTCATTGTCGGGTGCAATTCTGATTTTGTCGGTTTGGGAATCTCCCAAACACTGCTTTTATGTTCCCCGCATCCATAAAATTTGTGATTTTTCTTCCATGCAAAAAGAATGGGTTCATGTTTATACTCATAATCTAAACGCCCGAGAGAAAAATTTTGAGTATTCTTTTTCCAGATTAAGACGTGTCGGGTTGGCAATTCACTTGCGATCATCATCATCATCATCATCAATGTAAGTTCTCCACCCTGCGGAGCTGTTACATAAAAACTGCAATGATCGTGACCGTATTCCCGAGCCAAAGAAAAAGCGCTGACAAGCATTTTGAAAAGTTCATCTTTCCCGATTGTGTCGTTAGCGATATCCTTTAAATTCCTTCCAGAAGGCTGGAAGGAATTTAAAAATCGGTTCTTCTTGCCATAATCAATTCCATAGGGCGGATCAGTAAACACCATATCCGCCTTGTCGTCTTGCATCAACTTTTCAACATCATCCCGTTTAGCGGCATCCCCACACATGAGTCGGTGTTCCCCCAATTTAAAAACGTCTCCAATTTTTACATTGGTTTGTTTTGGTTCGGGAATATCGTCGTCTTTTGGGCTCGATTCAATTTTAAAAATATCGTCCAGTTCCGCGCTGTCAAATCCCACGTCCTTGAGTACGTCTTCATCAAAATCCTTCAGAAAATCAAAGTCCCAGTTCCCCAAGTTTTTGTTTAGTCTAAGGTTCAGTTCCCGCTCTTTTTTCAAATCGGGGATATTCAAGAAAACGACGGGGATAGCCTTATACCCCAAATCCTTCGCCACACGCAGCCGGAAATGGCCGCCAATTACGATATTTTCGCGCCCCTGGGCATGATTGACGATGATGGGGTCAATGACCCCAAAACGGGAAATACTCTCTTTGAGATCGTTATATTCTGATTCTGTAAATTTGCGCGGATTATAAGTCGCCGGTTTGAGGGAGGCGATGGGGACGTTGACGACTTCAATTTTGGTTTCTGTTTCTCTCATAAAAAAATCGGCTCCTCACGAACGCCACTCTACTAGCGTTTTGAATCGTGAAGAGCCGATTCGAGATTCGGTTGATCAGACCGCCCCTTGCTACGGTTCCGATTGTAGATTAAGTTTGCATTTTGTCAATATGGAAAGTGACGACATTTGGCGACATTTGGCGACATTTGAATTTTCCGGTCATGATTCTCTGTGCATGTCTGATGGATATTTTGATATTTCTCAAGCGAAGAATTTCGGAAAGATATTTTACTCGCTTCTCCCCTCCGATGTGCGAAAAGTATTCCGGCGCGAAGCTGATGAGAAATTCGTACTGTTCAACCGTCATTTTCCGATTACTCATATCTCTTCCCATGCCTCCCTGGCATCGTCCAGGCTATAAACGATTGCCGCATATCCGGCGCCTTGCATATCCACGCGGGCCAAGAAACTTCGCTGAAGTTCTGTCGCAATTCCTCCGGGTCGTTTGACTTCGAGGGCAAAAAACTTTCCGTGTTTACAGCCGATAATATCCGAGCATCCGCGATTCTGATTTTTCCGAAACCCTCCTTTCCCGTCTGGGATACCCGTAGTCGGGACCGAGAAAGCGAAGGTGCAATACTGGGCATTTAAGTATTTCAGAATCTCTTTCTTGATCTCCGACTCCGGGCGCTTGGCCTTAAACTCTGAGAGTTCGGCCAGGGCTGACCCAGGCAAATTTTCACCCCAGCGGAATTTCAAGTTGAGCCCTCTTCCCGTCAATATATTTCTTCGCTTCTTCTCTCACTTTTTTCACATCCCGGATCGCTTTATCCGACATGACTGGAGATTCTCCCGTCGGTGAATACTGTGCAAACGCCAGATGCGGCGTGTTGAAACAGAACGGAGCATTCGACGTGTCCAGTTTCGCTTGTCCGGTAATGACCGCGCCCTCAACGCCGGTTTCTTCCGACATGGAAAACGTGACGCCGGTGATTTTGATTCCGCCCGCCCAGATGCCGGCATCCAATTCGAGGATGTCACGAACATGGATTTCAAGAGCCGAAAGAGCCAGCTCCAAATCCGGGTGAGGCCGCTCGGAACTTTTGAAAGTCGTTTCGAGTTCCGCCTTCTGTTTGTCTTCGAGGATTTTGATTTCCACATTACCGTCCTTCAGTTTCACTTTTGCGATTCGTTTCATGGTTCCTCCTGTTTTATTTTTCCGTCAGAGTTTTAAATTCTTCATCGT